ACCTGGTATTGACTACTAGAAAAGAACATTTGGTTAAATATCATTATGATTCATTATTAAAAAGACTACATAAGTAAACGGAGATAATATGGGAACCCTAAAATCACAAGCACTGAAGAAAGATAATGAGGATATACAAACTCACTCACTAACCGACCAAGAAATTACGTACCTTCGCCTGCTCAACCTTACCCTGCAATACCATACTTATGGTCAAAAAATCATGTCCGGATTCCTGTATTACATTAAGTACGAATCGTCTAGGCTATCCGCATGACACTAACCTGCTGTTTGAGATTGATTTAGAGAAAGAGGACAAGATATTGACTGTTAAGCTGTTGCCGGAAGAAATTGCTCAGTCCCCTGCTCCGTCTGTTGACAAATAATACTGCTTATGCTAATATGAGAGAATGTTAGTATTCTTCGGTTTCTTAGCAGCATTCTTATTCTACGGTTGGATTGTTAACCGAGATTAAAGAGCAGCTACTGGTAATTGACTAGTAACTGTCTGCGGCGGTGCTGCATTTACACCTAAAATACCACCAATACCAGTTCCCTGGTTCGACTTCATAACGCCGCCAAGTCTTTCAAGTAGTCCCTTAATAGCATCATCAATGTTACCACCACCAGCCATATAATCAGTTAGTTGCTTTTCGATAGCTCCAGCATCTGTACCTGGTATAGCAGCCGCTACTTGTTGTGCCGCAGATGCAGCCTTACGCTGATACTCTCCTGTACCACCAATTCCTAGATGACCCTGTAAGCTACTAAGTATACCGCCTGATGGAGCGTTACCAAGCCCCTGTAAGGCTGTGGTAGCAGCATTGGCATTAGTGACATTCTGTACCTGTTGCTGATTAGGTGCGATGGATGCTAGAGCACCAGGACTATATAAACCTAGATCGAATAACATCTGTGCTGTTGCCGGATCATTAGCTGGCTGCCCTGTCGGTTGTGGAGCAAGTTGATTAGCTGGTTGCATAGTATCTCCTACTGTACCATTATTCTGTAACATATTATTTGAGGTTGCTGATAATACGCCTCCTGCCCCACCTGCCAAACCAGGTACGCTTGCTTTACCGAGGGTAGCACCGCCGATATTAGATAGGATAGATCCGCCCTTTTCTACTAATGGAATAGCAGCCCTATCCATTGTGGGAGAGCGTAACATCTGAGCACCAAGTCCAGCCATCATGCCGTGAGGGCCACCAGCAATTGCGCCAGGAATAGTTAGATTGTTCATTACCTGATTGGCGTTAGTACCAGCTCCCCTTTCGGCGGCTAAATCAGTTGCTTTAGCTGCTTGACTTCCCTTCACAAATGGAGCCTGTAAACCACGTAAGTCTTGCAAATTAGTGGCGTTATTGACTTGATCGACAAGTGTAGCGTGAGCAGCAGGGTTAACTCCTCTCAATGGGTCAAGCTCACTGATTATCTGAGCTTTGTTAGTCACTGATAACGGGATTGGTGTATCACCACCAAATGCTGCCTGCTTAGCATGATCGGCCAGACCTGTAAATATCTTAGACTTGGCTAACTGGTCAGGATTAATGACAGCACCCATTTTGTCATAAGCTGCATTACGAGCACTTGCTGCTAATGTCTCGAAGTTCTTAGCTACATCGAAAGCATTAGAAGGTAGTACATTGCCGAGTGCCCCAGACTGGAATATGTTTACAGGTCCCCCTGCCCCTTTGGTAGCCAACTGTGTAACATCATCAGGATTGGTTGCTTTTAACAATGCGCTGTTCAAAGTCTTACTAATATCAGGAATTGAGGATGCTGATAATTGCATTTGATTCTGAGACACTAAGTCTTTAGCGAGTGGTGCCAGTCCTGATAAGTTAGCTGGAACATCAGATTCACCCAGTCCTCTTATAACACCTTGGTTCAAGGCACCGTTAGTACCTGTAACCATATCAGCTATCTGGGGTATCTGTCTCGCATCTGCTACCCCTGCTGTTCGTAATGCGTTCGCATCAGCTGTTTTGAGTGCCCCTTTGGTAAATTGACCTTTGACCAGACTATCAGCAACACCCTCGGCTTTACCACCAACAGTTTTCATTAAACCGCCACCGACTTTACCAATAGCACCACCGACGCCTTCACCAATAGCACCCTGTAAAGCATTAGACAAGACACCGTTACCAGCCCCCTGCCCCTCTATCTTATTCTCTAGGACTTTACCAAGCGCTGAACCACCTGCACCACCGCCGATACCACCGACACCACCCCCGAAGACTGCACCAAGAATGCCACCACCGATACCGCCGATAGTCGGCATGAGATGCGTAAACCAATTACCGTGCTGTTGTGGCTGAGCTGTTTGCTGTGGTGCTTGTTCGCTATTTGTTTGCTGCGTAGGATCTGTTTGATCGGCCTGTTGTGGTTGTCCATACGATGCCATCATCTGACTAAATGATTGTGGATCCATTAGAATTTTGCCGTCATAATTTGTGCGCCATTAGTTGGGTCAAGCTGACCGTTCCATGACATACCGTTAGCCTTATTATATGATTCACCAGCTGCTGCACTAGTCTTAGCTGCCAAGGCTGCCCTGTCTTGTGCCGTGTTGTTGAGTTGCTGATTGGCAAGTCCTGCCTGTGCAGCGTATAAGCCAGCCTGTGCCATAGCTGCCTGTGCGCCAGCGTAAGCCTGTTGAGCTTGTCCGTAATACTGCTGTTGCTGAGCATTCATACCGCCCTGCTTTTGTGCCAGGTCATTATAGAAGTTCATCATAGAAGCTGCTTGATCACGTTGGTTAGCAGCATCCTCGTAGACTTTCTGGTAGCCGCCGAGCGTGTTCTGCTCACCTTGCACACCAAGTCCAGCTGACTGGTTAGCACCTGTCTGAGCGGTCTTATAGAGGTCTGACAGACCGTTAACTACGCCTTGCTGTGCAGAGATGTTATTGTTCAATCCGCCAAGTGCACCAGCATTAGCAGCAGCAAAGCCTCCGGCGTTCAGTCCAAACTTAGATGCACCGGTGTTAGCAAAGTCCGAGTATGCCGATAATGCACCAGTAGCCTGGTTCAAGTTACCTCGGGCAGCAGTCATCTGATTAGGGTCATAGCCGACATTAGTCATCTGCTTGCCTAGCTCGCTGTTGTAGAGGTTCGTACCGCTACCGGCACCGGCCATGTAGTTGGTATAATCGTTAACCTGATTCTTAGCCTGATCAGCTCCAGCTTGATACGTACCGTACTGGGCTTTAGATGTTGCTGCCTGATTATTATAGTTAGCGAGCTGTGATTGTCCTTGAGCGGCTGCTTGAGATGCTTGAGCTTGTAGGGTGGGATTCATAGGTTCCTTATATTAAAAAGCACCAAAAGCCGGTTGGGGCTAAGGTGCCTGAATAATCACATAATATCAGAACCCAGTGTCGTCGGCAAATACATGCACCGAGATATTAACATTGGTACCAGTTAGCAGGTTAGCTGAGCCTAGTCCAGACTGATCATTGAACTTATCAACTATAAAATAAACGTTCGTGGCATCGGCTACAGAGTAAAGATAGGCTCCGTCATCTGCCGTGTGTGCGCCGACTATCCCCCAGTCCTGGAAGTATGTTTGACTATAGGTTGCTCCTGGCGGGGCTGTGGTGACGTAGAACAGTGTTTCGACTGAGGGCACGTACTTATAGCCATGCGCAAATTGATAGACTGTCGTATACCTGTCTGTGACCGGGTTGACTGGCTCCGGCGGATCAGTCGTAATGATTAAAGTGATTGTCTGGAAGCCGGTAGTTGTTTGAGTATCTATCTTTAGTGAATGGCTTGCTGGTGTCCATTAACACCTTATTGTTAGGCGCTCCGGCTACATCTGTACCAGGTGCCGATATGACTATGCCATAGCCATCGGATGCCATTAGAATTGTACCGTAGTTTGAGTTGCTGCAAACATCGGGTCACGGAGAATAACCAGGCTAGCACCAATATCCGTACCAGTGTAACCGATATAGCTTAGCAGTCCATCTGTAAATGTTCGGGGATAGGCTTGGCTGTAGTACGGTGTATAGGTATATTTACTGGCTGAACTCTTAACGAATCCATATACCCAGACTGGTGTTTTAAATGGGTTCTGGTATTGAATTACATTGCCAATACCAGTGCTCAAGTTAGCTGATGGTATAGTTTTCTCAGTCTTAACGGCTAGAATCAATGGACTCTGTGCCCGTGAGTGCAGCGTGAAGTTACGGAGGTCACGACTATTAATATCTAAACCGGCTTTGACAACTTTAATACCGAAGTTTGCATCATAGGGTGACTTGAACGTATCACCTGGGGCAAGTATGTAGTCTATGTCAGTTGAAATATCCAGCTGAAAACACTTAATATTTACCTTAGTTACCCCTGTCGGTACGTTGTAGACGTTGGTGCTATCAACAGTACCAATTGACCGCCGACTAATAGTCCCAATACCACTGGGGTCATTTCCGTATGCCCAGATAAACGTCAACGGTGGAAACTTGAGGTTGTGGGCTACTGTGGCACTTCCTGGACTAGTAATGGTCGTTTCAAAGGCTATCGGCAAGCTCGGCCAGCTGCTACTGAATACCAGATTGCTACCGGCCGTCCTCGTAGCATCATAACCTGGTTTGCTAATCTTAAAGCCGACATCCGAGGCAGGGGCTTGAGTTGCGGCATTATTAGTGTAGGGACTTGTAAGTGGCATCTAGTACCCCGAGGGGCTGTAGCCCATTACCATACGAGTTAGTCCATTGCTATCTTGAATGGTTGTACTTCCCTGTATGTTCTGGCTACCCTGGCTTTGTCCAGACTGAATATTGATAGGGCTAGTCTGCGCATTAGTTTGCTGAGCGTAGATAATACTTTCCAGTGAGACGTATGGTACGGTTCCAAAAGTGTTACTGACCTCCCCTGTCATGCTCGGCTGGATCGCAAAGTTCATGTTACCAAAAGTAGAGGTATACATCTCATAGGCAGCACCAGTGGTATTGGCAGCTAAGTTCTGACTCTGACTACTAGGTTGCATAACTAACTTCCCTCTAACTGATCATCTACTCTCAGGTCAATCTCAGATTGTAGCGGATCGACCTCAGCTGTTACGCCGGTAATAGTTGGCGGCAGTGCAGGATTACTACAGGTGCCTGTAAAGCCCCACTGAGCCTACGTAGAAGCGTCCGGGGGCGATATCTATAACTATACTAGTGTCACCAGTTGCAGGCGAGTAAGCGGTGCTTGTGATAGGGTCAGCCGTTACTCGACTGCCACGTTCCAGGGCATACCAGACTGTCAGTGTTGCATTAGCAGGCCATGGCAAGAAGTTAACCTTGTAGCGCATTAGTTGTTTCTGCTTGTAGCGAACACCACCATCATAGATCAGACTTGACCAGTTAAACGTAGCAGCAGGGGTAGAACTGTTATTAACGGTATCGAGATAGTAAGTAGTCGTACCGGTAACTGTTTTACGACTGGCGACGTACATGGTATCAACGAAGTTCATAATCATACCGATTTGCAGGTTGTTAGCAGCCGAGTAGTTGTAGGTGGCATGGCTCATAGCATAGCTGTAGCCGAAACTGTTAGGATAGATCAGTTCAACCGAACCCCAGGAGTATATACCATACTTCAGCGACGTATTAGTCGTTACCGATGGATAGCCACACATCAGCAGGTTATAGCGTGGTGCCATCATGTGCGGATTGACAATCGTGGTATCTGTTGTGCCAAGATAATCAGTATTCTGGTAAGCAATCGGACGAACCTTAATAACTTGCTGACCACCACCCCAGGCATATAATGCTCCGGCTGCAATGAAATAGGTAATGTTATTAAATGTGTAGACGCTATACGGTGCTCCCATTGGTATTTGTATCTTGAAGTTATAAGTCGGGTTCAGACCGTCCCAGAAATACAATGCACCTTCTTGGTAGGCATGTGCCGTGCTACTGCTCCGTTTCTCGGCTGCAATGACTAGATACTGGTTATTGACGCTTAAACCGCATATCTCATAGCCAGCGTCAATTGGAAAACGTTCACGCTGGTAAACGAAGTTGCTCGGGTTAGCATCATTGGCAAAGTTATAGGTACTGAGATATTGGCCGTTACCAATACAGAGCAAGAAGCCGTTACCAGTAAATATAGTTGCCGGGTGCCAGCCGTTGTTTGTCTTGACCATCCGGTAGTTAAACAGAATCATATCAGCCGTACTGAGGTCTACAGTTGTCAAAGTACGCACCTTGGTATCGGCTATAGTGCTTGTAACGTGCCAATGGTAGGCGGCACTCAGTCCTGACTGAATAGCACCGGTAAATGACCGGATACCGGGGGCAGCAAATACAAACTCATTGTAGCCAGTTGTTAAGGCAGCATGGAGGATAGTAATTGCCGCTAACGACCTGTTAAAGCCGTCGTGCAAGGTCAAGGTGACGTTACCAGTACCGACAGTATCGACATAGATAGCAATTGAGTAGAATGGCTCTAAGTCAGGTGCAAAAGCACACTTCCCTGTTAGTACCGTTTCAGCCGGTATGCTGGTTGGCGTCGTGTATGTCAGCGTTGTCGTGTTCGTCGTTACCTGACTTGTTGCCGTTACCCCAGTAGTAGTAGCCAGTGTCAGCATGTTGTTACGAGCTGAACCGCTGTAGCTTGTCGTAGTCGGGTCATAGAGGTTCACGACACCGTTGGCACTACTAGCAGACTTGGCAAACTGGGCATCTTTGAGAGCTGGACTGCTAGACAACGGCCCATACATGCTGACTGACTGTTGACCGGTAATATATAGGAAATCAGATAGTTGGTTATACACGATACCGTAGCCGCTTGTCTCAGTAGTAGTAGCAACCTTGGTCAGAACATCATTAGTCGCTAGTTTATACAGGTTTCCTTGGTCACCAATTATCCAGCGTACCCCTGTCGGGTCTTGCACCATATCTACCGGCAGGTCAACCAGTACGGCAGAGGCACCGGATAGAGCGGTTAAGCCAGGCAGTACTGACATCTGAGAGGCTTTAGAACGGAAGTCAAAGGCTTCACTCTGGTAGAAGCTACTAGCCACACCGTTCTTGAAGTCAATACTTTCGCCGCCCTCAAAACTGTTGAGAACCACGTTTAGCTTATTAGTGTCTTTCGGGCCTTGTGCCATTGTTAGCTAGTCATCCCTTGTGGTGGTAAACCAAAAGTGTTATAACTGAAATCGCTGACGTCAGCCAGAATTTGGCCGGTACTCTTAGCAGCATATACTTCCTTGTACTGCGTCAACAGGTCTTCATACAGTGCCTTGTAGCCGGAAGCCGTACCAGCATCCTTGCGTTTCAGGTAATAGTTGTAAGCAGCGAAGTATACAAGTGCTAGGTGGTAATCTTCGGGGATATCCGGCACCTGACCAATCAGACTAGCTACTCCTGTTGAGCTAGCACCTTGGTAGACATTCTCTAGTGTAATAGCTGTTGGACTGGTGTAGCCGACAATCGGGTACCAGTTGCCATCGCTACCATCAGTAACTTGTAAGCTCATGCCGACCATATTGGCATTGAAGAGGTTAGTAGCGGCGGCCACGGTTACTGAGCCATTAGTCACAGTAATTGCTGGGGTAGCGTCGTCAATGCTCATGTCTTTCAGCCGTGGCTCGTAGCTGACTATCAGACCATTAGCCGTAGTTGTAGACGGTACAGGATAAAGTTCCAGCTCATTGTTACCCCGTACGAATCCCATAGTCGGTATACCGACTGTCATAGCAGGCACGAGTGTCAACCTGTTCCACATCTCTTCGCTGTCTATGAGCGTCACAGGAAGCGTCAGACCGCCATTTGTTACCTTAACAGTAGTTATGCGTATCATGTCCTGCGGAAAGGTGTAGCGAGCTTGTGAGGCTACCAGACTAGTCGTAACTTCCTTACGTGACCAGTAACGCCGTGATGCGTTCTTGAATATACGCAAGGCTTGGTTGATGTCTGCTTTAATGTTTGTCAACGCAAGACTGTTAGTAGTGGTACTGACACCAGCCATGTCAGCTGCTCGTTTATAAGCTTGGGTGAAAGTTAGCATTTTATGTCCTTATAGTTAATCATTATGCCGTTACCTGTCCAAGGACAAGAGCTGATATCGTACCGCCGCCAACAGCCATAGATAGACCAGAAGCTGCAGAAACAAACACACCAGCAGAAAGTACGTTGACACCAGTAGTTAAAGCAACAACGTAGGTGAATCCACGAACACAGGCTCTAGTCGCTGAATTATTACTATTTGTTGCGACAGGCGACAATGTTTGGACAATACTACCACCTAGCCTTATCTCTGGCCTGAATTCAAAGTCCTGTGACGAAGAAATACCTAAACTTACAGTAACTAGAGCATTACAATTACTCGCAACCATAAAACTCAGCGTTAAACCTTGGGCTGCAAGGTCTTGTTCGCCAGTAATTATGGTAGTACCCGTATTTGTGGCACTTTTCATGTTGAGCGCAAATGCAGAAGCGGCTATACCTGTTGGGACGGTCAGTAGACCACTCAATGTAGTAGCTCCCGTAACTCCCAGCGTACCCCCAATAGTAGCGTTACTAGAGGCGTTAATCACACTTGCGGCCATTGTACCCGTAATAGTTGGTGCGTTAATAGTTGGCGTACCACTCAACACCACATTCCCTGTACCAGTAGAACTAGTCACGCCACTACCGCCATTAGCAACCGGCAAAGTACCCGTTACATCTGTCGTCAGGTTAGCTTGTGCGTAGGCAGATGTACCCGTACCAGTACCCCTAAGCAAAGTACTCGCAACAGGTGTACTTGCACCAATTCCTACTTTTGCCTCAACAGCCTGTATAGCAGTAATTTCGAGGTCATGGGTACCGGCATGACTCGGAGAGGTTGTAATATCTCCACTGCCAGGTTGTGGAATGTTATCAAGATTAGTCGGAAATGACATATGTCCGAATTGTAACATAAAATATGTCTACCATATCAATGTTCTACTGCCTACGCGCCCTGAGTCGTCTACCAGAAAATGCTGCCACGGAGCTGCTTCTGGCTCCGCAAACGGCGGGTATAGGAGGAATGGTTAATTTATGATTAGCCAGCCAATAGTCGAAGTATCAGTCACGACAGCGCTGTTTATCACAAATGATGTACCAGCTACCACCGTTCCCTTAGTCAGTGCTGATGCTACCGTGACAGTTCCGAGGACTTGACAGGTCAGGATGACGATACTGGAGGCAGTTATGGCTGTGGTGGAGACGGTGACAGTTCCGGCAACGAGGACAGCAGTTCCAGCTGAGGCGTTGGAGCCAGTAACTATATTAAGTTTGTTCGCTGTAGCCGTACCGATGTTCGGGGTAGTGAAGGTTGGGGAGATGAGGGGGGCTTTGAGGGCAAGGTCGGAGGTAAGGTTGGTAACGCCGGATTCGGGGATAGAAGTTAGGGATGCACCGGAGCCGGAGAAAGTTGTGGCGGCGGCAGTTCCAGCTATCATTACACCTGTGTTATCAAAGGTTGCTCTAGTCGTAACAGTGTTATCTGCCGTTGATGCAGCCACGTTATCGGCGGTCTGAATGATAACGCTCCCGGCTCCTGAACCAGTAGAAAGTCCGGTGCGGAGGACTAGATTACCAGCCGCTTTGTTGGTCGCACCACTAGTAGCACCTCCTGATTGAATCGTTAGAACTTGGCCGATAGTATTAGCTGTGGTATGACGGTTCATACCGACACTTTTGGCAGCAGTGGGAGCCATGCTAACGGTAAAGGTAGTGTCTGTTGTAGCGACACTTACTCCCGCGCCCGTTATAAGGCCACCACCTGTCTTGAGAACTCCAGCACCGCTTCTAATTAGGGTAGCATCACCCAATTTAAGGCCACCTGTAGTGGCATTACTGGTATCACTAACCGTCAAAAGGGTGGCGACTGTCAAGTTAGGAGCCGTTGGTGTTCCGGTAAAAGCAGGGGAAGCAAGGGGTGCAAGAGCGGCCAAGTCAGTTGTAAGGTTTGTAACCTGAGATTCGGTGATCCCCGTAAGCCCTGCACCATTGCCAGTAGGAGCGAGGTAATCGGTTCCAGCAATAGCTGCGCTGATTGCTGTGCTATCGCCTTTGAGGATACCCGTAACGGTCGTGGACAGCGTAATAGCTGGGGTGGTTGTGGCGGTGGCGACAGTACCGGCTAGACCATTAGCAGAAACAACCGAAGCGCTTGTGACAGTACCCACACTAGTCGTTCGGCTCATCTCCTGCCAGGTCGAACCCGTCCAAACAAACCCGAAGATACTGGTTGCGGCAACAGCCGGGTCGACGATTGGCGTGCCACCCGTACCCCAAGTCGCATTTACCGGCCAGGTGACGGTTCGGCCGCCCGTGGCATCCTGAACGAGTACGACATAAAGATGGTCGCCCTTAACATTGCCAGCAGATAAGGAGATAGCCGTATTACCAGTTAGGGTAGCAGTTATAACATCGCCGTTGCCACGGTCAAGCGTTGCTGTCCCTGTGATATTGCCAGAAGCAGTCAGAATAAGGGGGTTCGGGCCGAAGTTGTTCGTCATAACGGTATGAGTGCCAGAGGTCAGGAGAGCCTTGGTCGCCGACAGCAAGAATTGGTTGGCGATGATGTTGTTGAAGTCGGACGAGTTGATCTCCCTTGCGCCATAGGTAGCCGAGTTGCGCACTACATTGCCTATAACGGTTGTACGGAGAGCGCTGTCGAGCAAGATACCATCAGCCGGTGAGTTAATGACGGTGTTGCCGTTGATAATGCCACCATCGACGTTAGTAAAGAGAATGCCTTGCGGGCAACCGACAGCATAGATGGCGTTGTTGGCTACGGTGACATTGGCGAAGCGGGGGCTGGAGATGTTGCAGAAGACGTCGATAAAGGCGTTTTCTAGGACGTTGCCGGTAATGAGGCATAAACTACCCGAACTGGTAGCTGTCCCAACGACAATTAACCCCACAGCGGCGTAGGTTCCACCAACTGGTGGCTTGATGGTGTTACCTGTAATCACGGAATAGGTATGAGGTTGCTGTTCCGTACCGAATAGGATACCGCCCTCACAGATGTTGTTGGTCATCCGTACACGGTAAACAGCCACGAAGTTTACAGCTGATATATCCGTTCCGCCTAAGCCGAAGTCTTGCGAGATGTAGTTGGAATCGATATAGACGTTACGAACGACTGCCCCGGTTGAGTTGGCTGGCCCACCCCCGATGGTATCCGCGAAGGCCCAGCCATGGAAACGGTTGTGTTCAATTCGGATGCGCTCAGTAGTATTTGAGGCGCTGGCGGTAACGAAGACGGCGAAACCCTGCATGTTGTAGAAGTGGCAGTTACGGATAGTAATATCAGTTGAATTCTGGATATACACACCATAAGTGTTTCCTGGGGTCATAGCGTTACCGTTGATAGTCAGGCCATCGATGATGACGTTAGCCTTGGCATCAACTTTCCAACTGTAATTGCTGGAAGTGGTAATAATCGTGTTCGACGGGTCGCCGTAGATATTGACGTTGCTAGCACAGTTGATAATAGCGGTTTGGGTATACGCCCCGCCTCGGATGAAGATATTACCGCCACCGGCTGCCGATACTGCGTCAATGGCCGCTTGGGTACATACGGCAAAACTGGCATATGAACTTACAGGGTAGTCGCCAGTTGTTGCCCCGATGGTTGCGGTATAAGTTCGGCTCTTAGTTGCGGGGATTGCCGCTATTCCTGCATCCGCATAAGCTGTAGTAGCTACCTGCGTTGAGTTAGCTCCCGGACTAGCGGTGGGGGCTGTGGGCGTCCCAGTGAGGGCAGGGGAGGTTCCGAATACTAATGAACCACTACCAGTCTCGTCAGTTACAATCGCCGCAACATTAGCTGATGTCAGTGTCCCCCAAGCGCTTGTACCCGTCCCAGTACCCTTCAGGAGTGTGTTAGCTACCGGTGTGCTAGCACCAATACCAGTTTTAGCTTCAATAGCTTTGATAGCATCATTCTCAGTACTATGTAATACTGCATGATCTGGAGCATCTGTAAAACTACCGGCTATCGGGTTTGGGAGGGTTGTACCGTCATCTATACCGGTTGGAAAATTCATTGATTAACCCAAGCTGTTGATTTTTTGTTATTCGATTGATTTGTGACCGGTACTACATAATCGTAGGCAAAAGCATTGTCATAAGTTGCTGAACTATCATAAGCATAACCGATTTGTGCCACTGATTCATTAGACCAACTGATTGCATACTTGCTACCAGCCAACCAGCTTGTTGGATTCCGGTTGTTTAACTGGTTAGCACTGAAATAATTATAAGTAATCGTTGCACTACTGTACGGAATAGTAGCATCTGAATAGAGATAAGGAGCCAGCATATTGGCCTCATTACTCCACGCTGTCCCACTTTTACCCACTGCTACCCACGGGACAGCAGTTTTTGTACTGGTTGACCAAGCTGTTTGACTCTTAGACATTTATATTACCTTGTTAGAAACAGCTGAAAAAGAAGTTGACAACGGTACTACCACCTGTTTTCAGGTAGATATTAGCTTGCCTAGCACATGGGAATGTCATAGCCGTAGCAGCTGGCAGGGTAAAGTAGGCACTCTCTGTGCTGTCCTCAGACACCTGTACAGCGTTCGTGGTACTAATAATGGTAACTGATACCGCATTAAGTGGAACAAGCAGTGTAGCCGTTGTGTTGACCGTCAGAGGAGATGCATTAGGTGAGGCTGTTGCATCAATAGTCTGTATCTGATTAGGGAAGTTGGTAAGTGCTACCCGATTACCATCTGCTACTGCACTGCTAAATGGAGTTGATTGTTTAAGGGTTGATGCCGTATAGCTCATTGAGTATGTTCCTTATTTAAAAACCCTCCTAAGAGAGGAGGGCTAATGTGCCGAATAAGGGCATTATACTATATCGTAATCACACTACCAATTTTCCCCTGTAAGTTTCCTGCTCCGGCAATAGCTGTCTTCATACTCTGCCCGTCAGCAGTAATCTGGGCTACTGCAGCGGCTTGGGTAGTATTAACTGGGAAGTTATATGTCTTAGTAGAGGTAAATCCACTTACTGAGTCAGCAAAGTTTACGGTAACCTGATAGGCTACACCAGAATCTACTGGGACTGGGATGATTGATTGGATTGTAGCTGAAAAAATAGATGCCATAATTTATCTCCTTAAATCCAAGAAATTGTTACGGCCGGATTAGTAGCTGAACCAGCGATTGTTATCCCTGCGGCAGCGGGCATTTCAAAGTCATACACCCCACCGATTGCGGCACTAGCCGGTAGCGCACCAATAATCGTGCCTGAGTTAGTTGTGGCGTTGTCGTATATCACCATAGCTGTTACGCCAGTTGCGGTTACTAATAGTCGGCATAACCGACCGGGATCAGCTTTGACGACCACATTTGAGGCGTTGGCTGGTACAGAGGTTGTGACAAGACCACCAGTTGAAACTAGGGCTTCACCCATTGTGTCACCTGTCAGAGCTACTAAGTTACCTGTTGTGGCAGCGGTTGGTGAGGTTGTAAGGGCTTTTACACCGTTTGAAAATGCGTTTGCAGGGAATGCCGAACCTGTGGCGGAGTTAGAGCCTACTGTCCATGTGGCTGATTGGGATGCAGCCACATTGTTAGAAATATCACTAGGAGATCCAGTAAAGAGCGCGAGAGTCGCAAGAGTCGTTCCAGTGCCGGTCACGCTACATCTGACGCGTATATATCTGGAGTGAATTGCCCCTCTCCAAAATCCGTTGGCCGTGAAGTTAGTTATACCACCACTATTGTTATTAAATAGTGCTGCGTATGTTTGTGTCCAATTCGTGTTGTCATTACTACCTTCAAAAATATATGTGCCTGTCCATGTTCCACCCGCTACCTGCATAGAGAAATAAGCATACCCCTTGACATCAGTGCTAGGTAGTAGAAATTGTCCAGATGTGGGTGTTGGGCCAAGCGACAGGGAGGCCTCCTGGTAGGAACCAGCAATAAATATCGAGTTCTGCCCCGCCGCCGTCCCATCTGACTTGAGGATGTTGGCGGTGTTTGTACCGTCAGATACAGAACTAGGCAGTGGGTTAGTAGCCGATACTGCTGTACCGTTAACCTTAGTAATATCAGCTGATACAAGGTCAGTCGTACCGTGAGTAGTTTGGTCAGTGGTAACTTTGCCGATGATGGCGGTGCCAGCAGCCACTTGGGTAACTTGTGTACCATTGGTCTGATTAGCAGAGGTAGCAAGAGTAGATTCGTCAACGGTGGCCGTAATCGTACCACCAACTTGCAATAAGTGTGTAGTAGGGTCAGCCTCAAGCACTACCGGCGTAACACCGTCAGCCGAAGATGCGGCAACTAATAGCGGAACTCTGTTAGCGTCACGAGGAGTAGAATATGGTGAGCCTGAACGTGCCATTTAGTGCCTATTGTATATCATAAAGAGATTTTGGGGAATTGTAATAGTGCTTAACCTCGTCCATCTCCTCACGTTCTTGCCTCAGTGCTTCCCTTTTGGTCATAATTTCACGTTCCTTAGTATCAAGTACTTGCATTTTCTCGGCAATTTCAGCTTCAACCTGTTTGTACCGAGTATTCAGGCTATTGAACTCATTAAACCGGTCATTGTAATGCTTCTCAAGATTACCAAGTTCAATCGTTATTAAATCCTTACGTTTATCAATAACTGCCACTTCCCTTTCGTGTTCCTCTACCTCTGGCATAAATGATGCACGAGCATTGTCAAGATCAGTAGTCAGTTCATAAATATTCAGATTAAGAGACTTTATTTTACCCTGTAAGTCGGTAACTCTCTGTTTAGCGGCTATGATCTCAAAGTTAAGTGCTTTTAGATGTGTATTGCCATCAACAGACTGAGCGTTGATTACTTCCTCTTGCTGCCTGTAATACGCTCCACGGTCAGCTATAGAGACTTTTACGACTTGCAACTCACCTTTTGCGTCTACTATCTTAGCAGTCCAGCCAGAGAGAGTCATAACGGCCTTCTGAGTCGATGTATCCAGTGACTTGACCTTGTGCTTGTAATCAGTCTCAAGAGCCGCCATTTGGGCTTGCTGGCCTTTCAGGATGACCTCACGGGCTACTATGGTGCTATCCAGTAGTTCCAGGTCACGTTGCTGCCTAGCAATCGTTGCTTCGGTATCCTCGGCTAGCTTTTCCCGGATAGCAATGTAGGCTTCACGAGCATCGAGTTCGCTAGACCGTTTGAGTAGCTGCTGGTCGTCCAGGACTACGCTTGACTGGTTCATAGTTCTCGCCCCCTTCAGGTAGCTTTGTCTCATTAGCAGATGTAAATGTCGGTATTTCCTTACCTACTAAGATTTTATCAATCCAGTAGTCCTGTTGCGTACCGTCGGCATAGTTGAAGGCTCGAGCCATACCAGGTTTAACTTCTACGGTTGCGACTACCTTCTTGCTTTTAATCTTCTTGTACAGGTCTTCGATCATCAGGTAGGCATTACCACCAACAATAGTCTCTGATTCGCCTGGTTCAAGTGTCCAGACTTCTGGTTCAGCTCGACGGGTATGGCGGTGCATACCATCAGGGGTAAACTCATACTCTTCGTTATCAGCTGGCATGTATTGCCACATAAACGGCTCATCATCAACATTTATAACTTTGACGTACTCGGTAGGCTTGAACCTGTCCATCAATCGTTCACGAAATAGCTTTTGGTTTGTGTTCTCTTGTATACCGTACGGCTTAACATCTGTAGTAGATGTTTTAGTGACTAATGGCATTAATAACTCCTTATTATTGCCACAGAAGAGACTATGATTGGCCTGCTAGAGGGCTGTTGTTTCATGTAAGCCGATAGTACCACATATGCTTATAGAAAACAAAAGAGGCCAGTAACGGCCTCTAATGTTCTCGCTATTGTTTTTGTTTACGTGAGGCGTTGCAGAACAACTGTCACTTCCAAACCAACTAACGATGTGGTAGCTGTTGAAGCCACTACAAGATTGATTGACGAACCAGCCGCAATAGCTGTTTGGGTCGTGATGGTGGTGTTAACAGTTGTATTAGCTGTACCGTTCAAACCAATACCTACCGAGTTCTGAGCTACGCCAGACCCTGGCGCAACAGCTGCACCAGCTACTTCTATTTGGAAAGTAGCAGCTGAACCGGCGGCAGTGGTATAGCGAGCCGAGGCTGCTATAACTTGCCAAGTGGTTAGGTCGTTAGGTGCTGTCCAAATAGGATAGCTGTTACTGGCTGCAAATGTAGCTGCTGCGTAAGTCCCTGCGTTGATGTACTCACAGTAACTTAGAGGAGCGAGTGTATTGCTTGTAGTATTCCAAGCGTCTATGACAGCGTGCTGCCTGACTGCTTCGTTGTATTTGCTTAATTTACGAGGCACTGGAATTCCTTTCTATTATTTAACCAAATGTTAAGAATGCTGGAGCAGAGTTTGAAGCGCTGATAGCGATCTTCGTGATACCAATGATTGGTACTGTCGATGCTGTAGCTGCTTTAACGTTTCCAGCGGTAGTCGTACTCTGTCCAAATGCACCACCGACGGTAATCGTACCACCGGCGTCGTTCAGGACGGCACAATCACCGTATGACTGTACCCAACCGTAGTTGGTAACAGAAGCGGTGTTTGGCACTGGCAAGTGAGTCAGTCCAGCTGTCATAGCGGCAGTTGTTGAGCTGACTACACCACTGAAGCCACTGATGCGCAGGTTAGCCGTATCAGTACCGGGTACGAGAGCAGTCGTGTGACGGAACACCTCAGCTAGGTAGACGGTGATGTATCCGCCGTTAGCAGCTGCAGTGTTGCCCTTGATGCGGTACGTGTAGTGACCAGTATCAGCAGCCAAGCCACCGACAATGACATCGAGGAAACCTTCAGCGAACTGATCCTGAGTAACAGCTGTGACACCGTTAGTAATTACGATCTGTCCAAGGGTTGACTGGCTACCGGCGTAGTTGCTAGCAACCTGACCACCAGTACCGCTAGCTGTGATAGCTAAAGCCTGGTAGTTAGCCGTTAAGGCTGGTGTCTGTACAAATAGTCCTGGGGCAATCGTTGCTGTGCCACCAAATGATACATAACGGAACTTACGGCCGTCTGCGGTCACTCCGATAGCACCGTACTGAGTTTGCTTAGTTGTGGTAAGCACGTTCAGGTCGGTTTCGGTTAATACTCTAATTCCATCTTGCATATGATTCCTTTCTTTACAATATTATTGACATTTCTAGTTGCTTGTTATGGAAATAAGTTTCCCGTTACGGCGGGGCTGACGATTCAGAAGGTTACCCATGAGGATCAACAGACCGACTTCACCGTACTGGTTGACTGGAGACATCAGTTCGCGAAACTGGAAGGCGGAAGGCATCGGAACGTCCTTGTAGTAACCTTCAGTAACTTCGACTGTCGAACCGATTTGGTTCAGGCTAGAGTCGATTAATCGCTTGAACTCCGTGTAGTGCTCATTAAGCCAGAAGTAAGTACCAGCAGTACAGTTGTCATCAGCAACGAGTGGGCGACCACGGTAGACAAGGGCATTGAAGCCACCAAAAGCGGTCAAGCCTTCAGTTTTACTTGTAACACCGCCGGGAGGAGTACCACCATCAACACGGTCATAACCGTGGATACCGATAGTCTCGTAGCGTCCTTGTACCATTGGCTGCATCAGACCTTCAACGAATGTCCAGTCAGCCTTGGTAGTCAGGCCGATAGTCGGACTTTCCTGTTGTGATCCGGCAGCTGATACGTTGTCGAATTCTGAACTTAGGTAGTCAAGCGTAATGATACCGTTAGTAACAGTCGTAACGTCACCGTTGACGAAAGCACTTGTGGTACGGGTCAGTCCAGCGTAGGCGGAACTGTTATTACCAGCATCGACGATTAGGCCAAGACCGTCAAAGTCTTTACCGGAACCGACACCGTAGAACATAACACCGATGTTTTGAGATGAACTTATCTTAGCCTCGTCCATACGGGTAGCCAGCAAGCGAAGTACTTGCTTCTCGTTGTTGGCGTTAACAGCACGTTCGATGCCAGGTATAACAACGGACTGCTCGTAAGCGGCAACGTACCAGGTCATCAGGCGAGTGTTGTTAGTAGCAGCAGTCGGGAAGGTATCCATTCCAGAGAATGCTCCACCGGTTGTGCTATTAGCAATAGTAATCGGCTGGTTTTCGGTAACACCGCGCCACGTACTAGGCTTGCTAAGGACTTTAGCCATTAATATGTTAGAGTTGTTGATTTGGTCAACAACGCTAGGCAGAATCTCCTGATAGGTGATATCCTGCACGCGGTCAGTAAATGTGATACCAGCCATGTAATATATTCCTTTTTTAGTTAATTAAAAAACGACACAAAAGCCTCGAGGGCTAGTGTGCCATTAATAATGCAATAATAACTATTACTCAATTATAATGCAAACTATTTTTTGTCCAGTATCTTTTTGACAGCAGCTTGAGCATCCTTGTAATACATGGATTGTACGCCAGAGGACAGATACTCGGCTAGAGCATTAGCCTGATCTTCAGTGATTAGATCCTTGGCTTCCAGTATGGCTAGTAGTAGATTCTGATTCACTAGAATTCTCCTAGTTCAATACGGTTAAGAATGTCACGAGTAGTTGTGCCTGACTTAACAGTCGGCTTGACAACTTTGCTACTGGACATACCAGCACCAGCACCTACCTTATCGGCAATACCTTTGCGCTCGGCATCCTCGTCCTTCTGTTTGTCATTCTGCCTTTTACCGTCATTTAGTTTCTGGTAGGTGTCAAATGCTTCTTTAAAGCCAATATGCTTGTATGGACGGCCTTGATTATACTCTTTAAGGTATTGGTCATTGGTTTTGCTCATTATGTCAAGCACGCTAGCCATTTCCTTAGCAGCAGGGTCATCATCAAAGCCTTTGCTACCGGGCTGGACTTTAAACTTGGTGAACAAGCCTTCCTTCTGCAGTTCGGCTACATCCTGTCTAATGCCCTCATTCTCACGCTTATCAAAGTCAACTGATTGAGCTTGTGACTGTTCGTTACGGAAGTTACCCAGTAATGACTGTGCCTTGGTCTCTAAACGGCTAAACCCTTGCTGAGCAGATAATAAATCAGCTTGGCTGCCAAACTGGAAGTCACGAGGTATCTGGCTTGGGTCAAATACTTTCAGCTCTACTTCCTTAGCATCGTCACCTGTACCACGAATACCACGAATAATCATCGGCTCGCCGATATTGTCAACGACATACTTCTGCTCGGCTGGACTAAGCTGTATGCCTGCAGCATCGGTTGGCGGTGCTGTAGGTGCATCAGGTGCAGCTTCTTCTAAGGCGTCATCAGCCGTGAACTCTTTATCATTCTCTTTCGGCTTGTCGTCTTTTTTAGGCTCAGGCTTAGCTTCTTCCTCTATATGCTTGCCGTCCTTGTCATACTTCAGTGCTGCAGGCTTTTTGTCGTCAGCAGGCTTGTCGGTTGGTTTCTTGTCATCGGCAGGCTTAGGATCGACTTTAGGGTCATCCTTCGGGTCAGGATTTACTGGGGGTAGTGTTGGTTGTTCGTCGGCATCAGTGATACCTTGTTTGGCAATGGCCGCTTCAACTCGCGCTTCAGTTGGATTCATAGGGCTCTCCTTGATTAATTATTACTTTATTGTACTACAGATGGCATATTCGGCTCAGGCGGAGCAGGTGGTGCCTGCGGCGGTGGAGTTGCGAATACACTAGCTGGAGTCATAGGGGGTTGTTGCATTGGCATAGGTTGACCCATAGGCGGCTGCATCGGCTGTTGTGGTGGCATCATAGGCTGTGCGCCGGGCATCTGCGGTGGCATTCCACCCATTTGTGGTTGGGGCATCATACCAGGCTGCTGCATAGGCATCTGAGGCTGTGGTGGCTGTAACGGTACCTGTGGACGTAGTTGCTCAGGGTCTTGACCAACAGCGTCCAGTTCGGCTCGCTGTTCCAGTGAATCAATACAAGCATTGACATAATCCATAAATACCTTCTGATATTTACGCTTGCCTTTATCAGGGTTCAGGAACGCATCATTAATCATCAGCTTGCGAAGTGATAGTATATATTCCTTAGTTGGATTCTCTTTAGGCTGTACCTTCTGACCACTCATGATGTCCTGATAGACAACATATGCCTCAGACTCATCAACAGCCGTTATGACGTCACGTGCTAGGCTCATCGGGTCAGCATTCTGCTTAGCCCAGTTGTCGTATAGTTGCTGCGGATTATCCAGCTGTAGCTGCTTGTAAGCGTCTAGCAGGCTGATTGCCTTCTGTTCCAGTAACTTCATGGTAACAGCCTCAACCCGGCTACGGTCAGGACTGGCAGGCTTACCGGACTTAACACGTATACCTTTCTCAATAAGATCACGGTTCAGAGTAATGTAGTCAAAGTCACCGTTACCGGCATCATGTACAAAGCTGTGGTCTTCGTCATACCAGACAATAAACATCTGTGTCAGGTACTCGTAGTAGTCACCCATCATACGAGTAATAGCCCGTACCATCTTGTCCTGTATACCACTACTCTGATTCTTCTTAACCATGACCTCACCCAGTGTCGGGTCGCCGTCATCAGCCTGTGAGCCGGTGAAGTCGGTTGGTGCGCCGAGTAAGTTGCCTACCTGAATACGAGCGTCTAGCTTGCTGTTGGCTATGAAGTCAGGCAGTTGTTGTGCTTCTATCTGGTGTACTAGCTGGTCAACAGCCTGACCGTTGGTCTTAATCACTAGCTTCTGGTTAGGGTCGCCGGTAAGGTTCTGTGCATCATCCTTAGTTAAGCCGCTGTCAGTCGAGATAACCAGCATACCGTTAGCCTTAGCCGCTACTTCAAGTATCTGCCGACCGACACGGTTCAGCACCTTCTGCTGCTCAATAGCCTGCTCGACTGGAGTGGTGTCGTCTATCAGGTGATCACCGAGATTTACTAGGTTACCGAATATAAATGGCTTCTTAGCAAACTTAAGCAGGTTCTTGCCCTCAGATGCATATAACCAGTTGGGGTTACGATCCTTCTCAAGCACTAGATCTTCAAAGTACCAGACAACACCCTCGACAGGTTCATTATTCTTGTAATGCGTCACCCATACCTCACGGATAGCCAGCTCTTGACTCATCTGCTTCGGTGTCTTGCGCTGAATACCTAGCTTTTTCATAATGTCGTCACGCTTCTTCGGATACCGGCCTAGGCAATCCTCGACAGACATCTTCAGTACGTGACAAACAAAAGCTGGATTGCTGCCTAGCGTAGCATTCTTATCAACTATGATGTGCTCGGGGTTAATTGCCTCGCATACAATCTCACCTTTATCACCGTAGTTCTTGTCAAACCACAACTTAATCACACCCAGCCGCTTCAGCCGTATGTTATGCACTACCAACTCAATAATCCGCTCCAGGTCAACTACATCCTCACCATGTGCCTTGATGGCCTTCTCAAGATCACCAGCGAATAGCTTGCTACGGTCTTCACGGCTAGCTGGTATGACGACCGGCCCGGCAATCTGCGCTGTGACATAGCTTGTGATGCTCTCCTCGCCTAAGAATATCTGGTTCTCTTTATATGGCTTCTGGTGCTTATACAGCCCCTTTTCGTCTATCTTGCCGAGGTAGTAGCGGATGTTCTCATTACGGGTATTCTTAAGGTCAAATCCCTTAGCATCATCCCAGTAGTCGCGTGATTCATTGATACGGTAGTCTAGATTGCGGATGATTTCGCTGTCATCTATATCCAAACTTAAACTTGGTAACTTGTCAATTACACCGGATTGCTCGCTAATGTTATCAACATTGTTATTGTCATAAACAGGACTAGTCCGGTCGTAGTTTACTGCCATTATGTACTATATCTCTCTGTTAGGTTAACGAGTTGCATTTGACTAGCAGTATAGCACTAACTAAAAAGAATCGCATAGGGCGTTTTGCAGCTGTGACAGACGTATTCAATGTAGTTGCTACTCGGCTCTAGTTCTTTAAAGCTTGCCCCATATGAGTTGCTTATAAGCATATTGCTACTGTTAACCTTGAATAGTACCCGCTTGCAATTGAAACAGTGATACCAGGTCATTTCTACTGGCTGCTCCTGCTGAGATGATATAAACATCGTTACCTTCATCTAGTCATCCTCCAAGGATGCTCGGATAGCATTTGACATGTCGTGCGTGGCTTGGTCGGCGAAGAATGACTGCTTATAAGCATCTACCGGTGCAGGAGTAGTAGCTATACCAGAACCCTGGTCAGTTGTTAGTTGCGGCACCACAAGCGCCATTGTCTGAAAGGCATCAGTACCGTGACTTGTCCAGTCATGCACTGGATTGTCCTCGTAGACCATCATCTTCTCATTCCACTTTTTGCTATAGCCTTTCAGGGCATCAATGCCACGAGCACATTTGTCATCATCAAACCAACAGCGCCCCAGTATGGTACGGATAGCCTCAATGCCGTCTTCCTTCTGACTGACTCGTTTCACTACCTCAAAGCTGAGTCCCAGGTCAGCCGCTACCTCCTGCCGTGTCCGGGCGTCTTTGCCCATATTGCGTACCCGTATGTCATGTGGGGCATAATGCTTACCGTAGAGATAATCACCCATTCGCTCAAAGCCTTCCTGCTGACCGTTGAGCACCTTAGCGTAGTAAGCAAATCCCTCACCACTCGACTCATAGTAATCTATGCAACGTATTTCTCTATTATGCAATTGTATAAACCAGATGGACATGGAGTCATCGACACCTAAGTCCCAGAAGGTATGCACTGGTAGCTGCGTCTCGTAAGGCACTCTGGTAACCCGTTCCTGATCCATTGCCCGGCGCATAGCACTACCGAAGTAGCTACCAACCACCGGACTATCCCAGTTGCAGTAATACTCCTGGTCAACGAAGGCATGAGCTTCCTCTTCGCTCTGACCACGAGCCACAAACCGTTCTACTGTCCGCTTGCGAATCCGTATCATCTGCTCCTCGATGAAGACTGGTGTATCCTTTACGGTAAGCACAGAGACATATACCCGTGGATCTTTTTTCCAGTCTTCCATCATCCGCTTAGCGGCACTGTCACCGTTACTAGTCAGGTTAACGAGTAACCGGCCATGGTTAGCCTCAAGTATTGGCTCAATGATGTCTATCACGCTCGGATCCATTGCCTGTAGCTCGCTGAGCACAAACAGCTTGCTGTTGCCTCCACGGAGCCGTCCAGGCTTGTGGGCTGAGATAACCCGAATACTGCCACCTGTCAGTAGCTCGATGCTCTTCAGGCTGTCATTGAGGCCATCATCGCCCTTGTTACGCTTAAACCGTAATGCTTCAGGCACGAAGTCAGTGAAGCGTAGGCCGTCATTGGTGTAGGACTCCCAGAGGTTGTCTCTAGCCATGTCGCCAGTCGGGAAAGCATATTTGACGGTCATGGGCGACTCAGCTGCATAATCAATGGTAGCATTCCAACAAGTTAAGTCCTTGCCTGCTCGCCGGTGCCAGTTCAATACAAAGATATCATAATCGTCTGCATACCATGCGTCCCAGAACTCTTGCTGGTAATCTCGCGCCTCATAAATGTAAGGTAGCTTAACTACCGTTTCCACTATAGTTTCGTTTCTCGATTATCAATTTAGTCTCGCCGCTATGTTCATTCTCAATCTTTTGGCTCCAACCCGATTTCATAAGTGAATCATATGCCTTAGTGTCACCATCTAATGCCTTAAGTACCTGGGCTTTGACTACCGCCATAACTGGCGCACCCTTGAACTCCACCCATCCTTTAGTCGGATGACGCAACAATGCTTCAAACTCTGGATCATTCAAAAGTTCTTGAACAATAGTATTGATATGTTTAAACCCCGGCTTAGGCCCCGCGGGATTACCGCTGACCCCAGGTTGAAACCTAGTTGCTTTACCAGCTTCCGGGTCAATATTCTTATAACCCGACTTCACCTGTTTTTCGCCTGTTAGAGGGCTATTGTCGGCTCTTGCCATAATGCTAGCAGTCTACATCATGCTCATGTGATATGTCTAACTTTATGCAGCTCATCATATGCAGCCCAAATAGCCTTCTTAACTGGCCGTTCAGCTTTAGGAGTTCTAAACAATTCCCACTTACGACTTAGATATCGCTTGAGTAAGCGCTTTCGCCCTGAAAGTCTATACCTGATACTCCAATAATTCATCGTTTCTGCACTCCCCCGAATCCACTTTTCTTGTCATAAACATAGTAGCCTGCCTCTGTTCCCTGCTCAATACTAAAGACTATCTGGTCGTCGTTGCGGACAACTGTCGCCTCACTGCCCGCTGGTGTCATAAACTTATTCGCCTCAGTCTCTGCTCGCTGCATATTGGCAACCAGGCTATGGCAGATAGGGCATTCTGTAGCCAGCTGATTATAGACTGGTTGCTGCTCAGTATGCTTGCTGCACACTGGACAAAAGATCTTCATGAACTTATTCCATTAATCTCAAGTATTGCCCGTTGGATACATTCCACGATTGTTTTCTGACGTTCGTACATCTGCTCTGTCTCACTTGTCCGTATCAATCTGTAACGCTGCTCTAGCCTGTCTAATGCCTTTAAGCTTGATTCCAAGTCTATGACATACTGATGGTTCTCATTATGCAGAGACGGTATCTCCGTACGTCTGAAGGGCCATAATCTCATGACTCTATCTTTTTAGTTGCAGTACGTCTTGATTTACGACCACCGAGGATCCCATATTTACGAGCACGTGCCCGGCCTGCTTCACCCTGGCCAAAGCCACCGGTATTCCCATTGCGGCCACCCTCGGCACCGATACGGGCATAGTAGTCCTTGCCATATAACTTAATATTTGTATCCCGAGCAGCGATGCCGCCGGCTTTTGTTCCATAGCCCATAGCTAACCTTTCATTCCTGAATTAGTTTTCAATCCATAATCCTCAGCAACTGATTCCCTGGATAAGTACACCGCCTTGATACTGGCCAGCTTGAGCCTCACAGCTTCGTCAGTAACGCGTTCCGGGTGTTGCATGGCAAGTTGTAGCTTTTTAGCTTCTGCGTGGCTTACAGGCTTTATACGTAAGCCGTTTGATTGTTTCTCTTTGTATAGAATTATTACCATTATTTTCCTTAACCTCGTAATATCTTAAAAGTTCTGATGTCTCATACCAGATTAAAGGCTCAACAACATCGAGTATCTCCGGATTTAATGACAACCCTGCAATAACACCAGCATAAGATCTATGAACCTTACCAAGCTGTTTCACGGCACAAGTATTTCCGAGTGATGCCATAACCTGTAGATCATAGTCATCTTTTGCAATCTTAGATAAAATCGTACCTGATTCTAGTTCCATAAAATTATTCTACCACTACCGGATTAAGCATTTGATGTAGCCACTTCGGACGGTCTGGTATGGCTTTCCAGGCTTGGTAGTCTTCGTCTTTGATCCATATCGTTACTTTAGGCATGTCAGAGTATCCCGCCATCGCCATAGCCATAGCCATAGCCATAGCCATTGCCATTGCCATTGCCATAGCCATAGCCATTGCCATAGCCATTGCCATAGCCATAGCCATTGCCATTGCCATCGCCATAGCCATTGCCATAGCCATAGCCATTGCCATAGCCATTGCCATTGCCATTGCCATTGCCATCGCCATTGCCATAGCCATAATTATTGCCATAGCCATAGCCATAGCCATTGCCATAGCCATAGCCATTGCCATAGCCATAGCCATTGCCATAGCCATAGCCATTGCCATTGCCATCCCCATCGCCATCGCCATAGCC